TAACTGCAAAGCCTGGTGGCAGGGAATCACCAGACAGACTCCTCGTTTCGAGGTGCCTCAGGGCCCGAGATCAAACGAGAAATGTTTGCGCTGATCCCAAGCCATGGTGTCAGAGAATGGATTAACCATACTCTGTCACCAAGTGTTGGGAAGACAGTTTATGTCTTCTCAATAGTGTATGAACGGATTGTGTCTAGCAAAGCTTTGCTAGGCCACTCCCGCTCTTCTACGGAGTTCTCCAGTAGAAGATCGGATATATCTCTATGAGATATATCGTTCGCCTCCTGAAAATGGCTCGAAGTGAGACTATTTTCAAGAGGAACTCGTAGCGTGCATAGATCCTTAGTAATTTTCTTCGAATCTATCCAACGCACGGGGATGATCGGAATTTTCCGAGTCACCTCTGAAGGGAAACTTTCTCCGCATCTGGAAAACCAGGTGCACGCGGCCTTGACCTCGTCTTCAGTGATACTGCGACCCAATGTGACCAGGTCCTTTTCAAATTTCTTGAAACGGATCGGCCAGGGTCGAGTATCAAACTCCTTCTCCCGAAGCAACGGTCGAAGGAGCATATTCTTGAAGAGATATGGACGTTCCAGCTCTCTCAAGATCTCCGATAGCGGTAGGACACCCACCGACTTCGAGAGTTTCATCTGGTCCCAGAATTTTATCTTAGACCACTCCTCAGGTGTTTTCTGTAATTTATCCAGAATTTCACCCTCCGGAACCTCTGCGGTTGCGCAGATGTTCTCGGATATCGCCTCAGCGGACATGTCAATCTTGACACCGCGAGCGGCGACATTGGTACTGAAGGAATACAACAACGAGAAAATTTTCTCGCTGTTCATATTCAGCAGTACCCGATCATGCACCAGAGCCTGGTGGTGATCGGAGAGCCGTAGGAAGATAGAACACCAATCTATCGGCACGGGGGAGGGTAGTTGCAAACCTCCCAGACTCTTAGGAAGAAAGGCCTGTGGTGATTCCCACGGCAGCTTCGTGTTCGATTTGAACATGAACCAGCGCGTGAGGATCTCCCGCAGGGGCTCCCATCCTTTCGGGAGCCAGCCCAATTTCTTCTCAAGGTAGTCAGCCTTGCCAATGAATGGATTCTTGTCGACCCTCGCCTCTGCCACTTTCGTGACAGAGGAGAGAAGGCGAACTTTTACAGAGTCGACGTGTGCTGTTTCAGCATAGTCTCTTGCGTAAAAGATTTTATCTCCTCGGAGAGAGACTTCTCTTCCGATGTAGATTCCTTCCTCGCAGTAGAACGCTCCGATTTCGGAGACGAAATTCTGTGAGAATTTTACGAACATACCGTTCTCAGCGTGAGCACGCGTAATGTTCTTCAGGTACTCCGGCGGACCCAGGGCGATGTGATCATCGCCTGCGTTCGCGAAGTGCCGCCAGACCTGCGGATCTGCCGCGGTCTTGAGTTCGTCTGGCGAGAGTTCTCTCTCCCAGCCAACCTTTAGCTGATGGCGAAGATACGCTTCCTCCTCAGCAACTAGGTTGAAGAGCGTCAATACGTTCTTCGTCCCGGGGTCACCCATCAGCACACCACGTTTAGTGGTAGCGATAGGGACCTTTGTCTTCCCATCGATAAGTATTCGAGGGGAACACAGCATGTTGGTCGCGAATTCGATATACGGATTCGTGATCCCAACACCGCGATGAAACCCTTGCAGTAATGCACGGGAGACATCGTGCGGACAGAAATCCGTTGCTGTCTTCAAATCTGAGGACAGCACACAGAGTCCGCGACGGACCTCTTCAGAATCTAGAGAGGCATCCTTACTATTGAGATCGCTCACCCAAGTCCATCCTTGGGCGGCGCGACCCAGGCCCGCTCGGGCCTGCGGCAATAGCTCCAGGAAGCCTTTCAGATGGTGAGAGGCCGGTTGGAGAAAGACAGTTAGCCACGCGTCAGTGACGGTGACAACTCGAACTTTCGCCCCCGCCTCGTGGATAGCCGCGAGGCGGATGGCGGGACTCCCATGGATCTCCATGGGGCCCTCCTCTAGGAATCGACCGCCGGTGATATCACCGAGTCGCATTCCTTCATCGATCGCCCACTGGAGCATTTGCTTACCAGTGTGCTGATTCAATCCGTTTATCGGATCTTGATAGACGAAATTATCGAAATCGATAAATTCTATCATACCGGAGTCGGCGAAATCGCCCTTCTCTTCGAAGTCCGTTGGCCTACACATTGTACGCCAACGGGGGACTCCTGCTACTTCGCGGAAACATTCCCCGAAGTGCGTGGTACCCATACGGGTAACCAGAGGTTTCTCTCGGAGCCATGCACAGAATTTCTCTGTGATCTCCTTAGACCTCCCACCTTCGCTAACCGTCGACGAGAATGAACTCGACGACGTCATGGAGAGGTGGCCCTGACTGGTAAAACCAGTCGGACGAGCTGCAATGGCTCGTTTTCCGAGACGCTCGGCCAAGATACCCAGATTTCTGAGTCTCTGATCCGAGATACGGAACGAGGAAGTCACAGTCTCTTCAAATTCCTTGAAGGACTGGAGCTTCTTCTTTGCCGAACCAACTGGGAGACCCCGTTTGGTTAGGTGGCTGAGTCGAGTCATCATTGACTTAGACGTCAGTCCTTCCTCGACGATTAGTCCCATCCATCTGAATGGGCCATCTCGCGGGAAATGTGGTTCACCTTTCTCATCAAAGAAAAGTGTTCCTCTCCGTGGTATGAACCGCGGAGTGTCGGATCGGAGTCCGACGTGCTTCAGGAACGTGATTAAATCTCCCCACATCGTGGCGACATTGTCAGTGCTGTAGCACGCGCTTTCCAACACCCAGGTCTCGATCTTCTCCAGAGTTTTATCTCTAGAAAAGTTCAAGACCTCGGGCGTGGATGCAAGAATACAATCTTGTATCGCTCGGAGAGCTAGAATCCGCTGCCGCATTGCGGCCGGATTCATCTTTGCGTAAAGTCTGCGAGATGTCTCAGAGATTTTACTGAACAGTACATCCTTCGTAAGAAGTTGGTACCTGTCCTCGTACGGCGCATGACGGTGGAAGGCCGGAATTTTCTTCTTGCCTCTACCGTCATACGGCGAGATCCGCTGTTTCAACGGATTTTGACGAGATAAGAAGATAGAATTTTCTATCTCCTTACCTTTGAGGGACGCTGATGGATCGAGCATTTTCTCGATCCGGACGCCCTCCCTGCTCTTACTCATTCTTTTCCCCGGAACGGGGGCCGGAGCCACCAGTCGGTTAATTTGAATCGTTTGAGCTTTGCTG